GAAGAATCAAAGGAATGTAAAGTAATGTGGGAAGCATTTAAGGAAAAATATAAAAATAAACCTCTTATGAGAGAATATTATAGCAATGGAGTTTGTAAACCATATACTTTTATTAAAGATTTAATGGAAGAATTTGAGAAAAAGTATTTTAAAAAGTAAAATCACTTAATTAAAACCGAATAATCCAAGAGTTCCTAGAGAGCCATTTAAAGAAGTTGAAACAGACTTCTTGATGGTTCTTTTTTTGTTTAAATTATATGGTCTCGTGGTGGAATAACCTTCGCTTAGGGGTAACACACCTGCCTGATGGGATGAGTCCAATCGGATGAGGACATCAGGTCAAGCGTTTTATCGCAAAGGATTGTCTCTCGTAACCCAATTCTTGAAGGAATAGCCTTGAGACTTGCAGGTAGGCAATAGCCCTGCCGAGACCATTATATTGACATATTAAATATTTTAGAAGGAGAAAAAAGATGGCTTTTAAAGTTAAAGAACCAGAACCGAAACCTGGTCAAGATTGTAAGGATTTTAAACCCATGTTTTGGGATAGGGGATATTGTAAATTAGCCAATAAATGTGCAAATGTGGGAGATGATTATATTGAATATGGCAGATATGGGGGTTATTGTGCAGGTATTAAATGGAAAAGCGTATTAGGACCAAGACCGAAAGTAAGCTTTTTACCAAAACCAGATTCAAATTTAATTTCACGTAGAGATAAATCCTAAAATGGTGAGGAAATTATGACTTGTATTGTAGGATATAAAACTAAAAATAATGTTTATATAGGTGGAGATTCTGCCGGGGTAGCAGGTTTAGATATAACAATTAGGGCAGATGAAAAGATATTTAAAAACGGAGAATTTATTTTCGGATTTACTTCTTCATTCCGAATGGGACAAATATTAAGATATAGTTTTATACCACCAAAAAGAAAAGAAAATATTACAGATGACGAATATCTATATGGTGATTTTATTGATGAAGTTATTAAAGTTTTCAAAAAAGCTGGATATGCAAAAGTAGATTCAAATCAAGTAGAAGGCGGAGTATTTCTTTTTGGATATAAGAATAAATTATATTACGTTGAAAGTGATTTTCAAATTGGTAAATCAATAAAAGATTATCACTCTGTAGGTTGTGGAGACCATTATGCAATTGGTTGTCTCTATGCTTTAGAAGATATGAAATTATCAATAGAAGAAAAAATAAAAAAATCCCTAGAGGTAGCAGAAGAATTTTCTACTGCTGTAAGAAGACCATTTAAACTGATAGATAATTCAGGAATAATAAAAATTTTATAAAGTGAGGTGAAAAATATTCTGCATGTAACTATTACCACTGATACTGTAGATCGTGATGGCGATATAGTCGAGCCCAAAGGAATAAAGTTAACCAATTACCGGAGAAACAATGTGGTTTTATTGGCCCATGATTATAGGGGTTTACCTATTGCAAAAGGTGAAAATTTAAAAAGAAATGAACATGGTATTGACGCAGATGTAGAATTTCCAGAAGAAGGAACTTATCCTCTTTCGGATACGGTCTATCAAATGGGCAAAGGAGGCTTTATAAAGGCTTGGAGTATCGGATTTATACCTATTAAGACTGAGGATATTGTTGATGAAGACGAAAAAGGGAAAGATTCAGAAAGTATGAGAAGGCGAGGTAAGCGAATAAAATCTTGTGAGTTGCTGGAATTTTCGGCTTGTGCTGTCGGATGTAATCCCGAAGCCCTAACCAACATGATGGCAAAAGGTATCAATATTGATACATTGAAGGAAGCTGGGTTTATCGAGATAGAGGAAGATGTAACTGAGCAGGAATTACAAGAAGAAAAGGAACAGTCAGATGAACTGCTCGAATTAGACGAAAATCCTTATTTAGATGAAGAATATAAGAAAGCATTAGAAGAAAAAGAAACCATTACCAAGCCCGAAGAGACCGAAGAATTTATACATATCCCGGTAAGATCAGCAGCAGATTTTGTTAAGGATTCATTTAAGACTATTGACATAGATGACAAGAAAGGAATTAAGGCCGTTATCGGAAAACTTAAATCAGACCCAGACGGTTCAACTAAAGTGCAGAAATACATATTTGACAAGTCGAAAGGGTGGACCTTAGAAAAAGCAAAGAAGTGGGTTGATGATCATAAGAAAGAATATGACGAAGCCGATTTAGATGAATCCTTTCTTAAAGATGAAAAAGAAGAGAAAGGTGAAGGCTCTAGTGCTGATGAGGTTATTAAGGAAGAAGAAGAAGATAAATTAAAAGAAATAGGGCTATTTGATATACAAGAATTAGCTGAAATAGTTAATAGAAATAAAGAATTAGTAAACGAAAATAAAGAATTAAAAGAAAAGGTCGATAAATTAGAAAATGAAAACAAAGAACTCGAATTGAAGGCCGGGGCAGTCCTGAATAAAAGGAATAAACAGGATTTGAAAGATGCCCAGGCTAAAATTCAAAATGTATTGGATTCTGCCGAACCCATTGAAGAAGAAGATAGCTTGGAGATTGAGGATACAAAAGACGTTAAAGAGGATAATACAGTAATCGATTTAGAAGCTAATACAGTAGACGATCCAGTGATAGACGAAGAAAAAGATAAAGATGCGATTGAAGTAGACGGAGAAATGATTAAAAGAATAATAGATAGCAAGTTTGATTATGTGCTAGGTAGAATCAAATAAAAAAAATGAAAGGAAGTGATATTTAAAATGAAACTTACACCCGAAGAATTAGTGGAAATGATTAAACAGACGATTGATGAAAAACTAAAAGAACTAATAAAAATTAATCCGAACGATAGACCTGTCAGTGATGATGGGGATAAAAATAATCCAGAACCAGTATGGAAATCTTTTGGTGAACAATTACAAGCTGTAGCAAGAGCAGAGAGCAGAGGGATAAAAGACCCAAGATTAGTTTATGAGGTTTATGAGAAACAACTGGGAATGAACGAAGGGGTTGGCGCACAGGGCGGATTTTTGGTTGCACCTGAATTTTCAAAACAGTTGTTAACACAGACCTATGAAACTGGTATCGTAACTAGAGATTGTTGGAGAGTTCCTATTTCCAGCAACAGGTTAATAATAAATGCTATCAATGAAGTTTCCAGAGTAACTGGTGTTAGAAGTGGCGCATTATGTACTTACTGGTTATGTGAAGCTGGTACTAAATTACCATCCAGACCAGTACTCAGACAGATAGATTTAAAACTCAATAAGCATATCGGCGCATACTATGCCACCGATGAATTATTAGAGGATACGACTGCATTAGAGGCTATTGTATCTAAACTGTTTGCTGATGAATTTGGTTGGAGAATCGATGATGCCATAATCAACGGAACTGGTGCTGGAATGCCTTTAGGTATTCTAAACGGTGGCGGATTGGTACAGCAAGCTGCAGAGCCTTTACAGCCGATTACTACCGTTGTAGCTGAAAATATAATGGGTATGTGGAATTTAATGCCTGCCAAAAATAGAACAAATGCCAAATGGTATATCAATCAGGATGTGGAACCTCAATTAATGCGGATGTTTGTTCCTGCGGGATTGGGTGGATTGCCGGTATTTTTACCTGCTGGCGGATTAGTTACTGCCCCTCATGGTGCTTTATTAGGCAGACCGATTCAACCTATCGAGCAATGTCCTGCTTTAGGCGTTGTCGGAGATATAATCTTTGCCGATATGAGCCAGTATATTTTGGTCGAGAGAGCTGGCGGAATACAGGCAGCAAGTTCTATTCATGTAGCCTTTATGACCGATGAACAGGTCTTTAGATTTGTATTACGCATAGACGGTCAGCCACTTTGGAATGCTGGCGTATTAGCCGCAGACGCAGTTACTACCAGAAGCCCTTACGTTGCATTAGCAGGTAGACCATAATAAATAAATAAAAAATATCTTTGAAAGGAGATGATTTTAAATGTATGTATTCAGTGAAAGACACAAAATAGTCAACGCAATAATTCCGGCAGCCGATCCTTTTAATGGAAATATAGCAAGTGATGCTGTTCATTTGGAGAATTACAAAAAATGCACTTTCCTAGTAGTTACTGGAGCAGATTCAGCTGCATTTAACACACTAACTGTATTGGCTGGTGCTACCAATGTAGCTCCTGCTGTTGCAATAACTTTTAGATACAGGACTCAAATAGCTGCTATACCTCAGGCTCAAGGTTCAGATGTGTCAACTACATTAACCAATGCAGGTGTTCTTGGATTTCCAATGACCGCTAACAGGGCAGGTGGATTATATATTATTGAGGTAGATGCTGCTGTTGTAGCTGCCGCAGGTGCTAACTTTGACCATTGTGCTTTAATGATTACAGAAGATGGTGGTAGTGTTGCACAAACTGCTTGTGTTATAGCAATCCTAAGCGAGCCAAGATATCCGCAAGATATTTTAGCAACAGCTATCGATTAAAAATAAATAAAAGGAGTTTGTTATATGTCTTTGCACGTTAAACTTTTTGTAGATTGGCGAGGTTATCAAAGAGGCGAGATTATCGAAGTGCCTGACAATACCGGGAAAGCTCTAATCCGAGAGAACATTGCCGACTTCTACGAGAAGGAAAAGCCAATAAAGGCAAAACAAATAAAGAGGGCATCCCAAGACAAAATGTTGCGGGATGCTCCTCAAAATAAAATAATAAAAAAATAACCTTTTGACCTTAAAAGGTTGCTTCCTTAATGGAAGTGAAAGGAGATGATTATTATGAGTAGAGGTAGAGGAACCTATAATTGGTTTAATTCTGGATTTCCGATGGTCAATGATAGGACAAATTCGGAGTCTTTGCTTCCTATGTTCCCGATAACTTTTTATGATGACTTCTTGGGAGGGGATGTAGTTTTCCCAGCAACAGGAACAGTAGAATCAGGAACTCCGTGGTCTACATTAATTTTAGGAAATGGTGCAGTAGCAAAAGTAGCAGACGGAATAAATGGGATTGTTTCATTATCTGTAGTTACTGCTGCTGCAGCCTCGATTGCAGTTTTAGATTGGAATAATCAAGAATCGTTAAAGCTGGAACAAGGGCTTATTTTTGAGGCAAGAGTGCGAATCTCTATATTACCGACTATGGGAGTAGCAGGTACAACGGAAATGGTATGGGGACTTGCAGGGACACATAATGCTGTTCTTGATACCATCGATTGTAATGCTTGGTTCAGGCTTCAGCATGATGCGAATACTGTTTTGGTATGGGAAGTTGATGATGATGTTGCCGGTGATGATAATGATAATGATACAGGTATTGTTATAGCGACTGGTGATTATCATATTTATAGAATAGATGCAACCACTATAGCGGCAGTTAAATTCTATGTTGATGGCGTATTAGTCGGAACTGGTGATTTATCTGGACTACTTGCGACAGTAGGTGATGTCCAACCTTATTTCAATGTATCAAAAACTGATGGTACTAATACCGGAGTAGGAACTATGCTTGTTGATTATGTCAGGGTATTCCAGGATAGAAGTTAATTAACTTAATTAAAAAAGGGGTGGGACCAACCCACCCCGATATTTCAAAAAGATTTGATAGGCGAACCAAGCTAAGGAAATGACCACAAGGTTATGGCAGCCTTATGTAAGAAAAAACTCATCTCGCCTACCTCATTCAATTAACATATAACACTTTTTAATAAAAATGTCAAATAAAGAAAATGAAAGGAGATGATTAAACTATGGCAGGTTCAATAAGTAATTGGTTAGAGCTTGAATTGCTTGACCATGTATTAAAGACGGGAGCTTATGTAGTCCCGACAAATATTTATATAGCTTTATCTACCGCTGACCCGGGAGATGATGAAGCAGGAATAGCCGAACCGGTAGCGATGGGTTATGCAAGGGTAGTTATGGATGCCTGGGATGCAGCCGCAGCCAGGGCAACAGAAAATACCAACCAGATAACTTTTGCACAATCCACTGGCGATTGGGGAACGATTACCCATTTTGCAATCTATGATGAAATAACAGGCGGTAACTTTTTAGCTCACGGAGATTTTACAGTATCAAAGGCAGCCCCCACAGGAACTAATTTATATATTGCAGCAAACGAAATGGATGTAGAATTCAGTGCTGGCGGGATTTGTGATAATTTAGCGAATAAGTTGTTAGATCATGTGTTTAAGGTAGCTGAATATACTCCAGAAACTAATCTATATGTAGGTCTGTTTACAGCAAGTCCAACCGATGACGGAGTATCAGGAACTGAATGCGTAGATGGTGCTTATGCTCGTGAGATTATGAATGTTTGGGATGTGGCTGCTGCCGGTGCAAGTGAAAATACAAATGCAATAACATTTACAACTGCAACCGCTTCATGGGGAACGGTAACACATTTTATGATACTAAACCATCTTACAGCTATTTTAAGTGCAAACTGTCTCATCTGGGGAACAGTAGACCCCAACAGGTTAATCGGTATTGATGACGTAGCTGAATATGCTATCGGTGCGTTAGATATAACCCTAACATAATATTAAA